TGCTGATTTGCCCTAAAGTCGTTCTTGCCGTGGCTCTGGGCCAAACGTAGGAACGCAGGAGAGAGTCTCTGGTCTGGCTGTAATTCCGCGCACAGGCTAAACCTTCAACCGTTGTGGTTTCGGTGGCCAAAGTAAAGACCTTTGCGCCGATACGGTCAAGGGCTTGATTGCAAACCAGAAGCTCATTTGCGGTAAATGCCATGTTAATCTCCAAATAGCCGGGTGCGTACTCGGAACACACCCGGCCAAATCAAACAGAAAGACTGTTTATTATCCAAGACAGGTTTTGCCTTCGACGTAAACCCACAATGCACCGGAAGCACTTGTTTCAAGAGCCATTTCGGTACTGAGCGTCAATTTCATTCCGTATCCGTCCGTGGCTCTCCATGCGAAAATACCGCTTGCCGCATTGACAGCAATCGGACCCATGTGAAGCGTAGTGACTGCATCAGAGCCGGTTCCAGAACCAATGGAAATTGTCATAGCCGTAGCGGTACGAACAACTATTTTCGTAACATAGTGACTGCTTCCGGAAACTGCCGCGACAACTTCGCCGACCGTGGACCAGTCCGCCGAATACGCAGACGCGTAAAATTCAGCACCGTCAATCGGAATCTTTTTGATGTTGATTGTATTTAGTGTAACTGTTGCATCAGCCATGATTTAACTCCCGAAATGTTGTTCCGGATACAGGGCTTGTTCGCAAAGCACTTTGTTTCCGGATAATGTGGTTGTCGGGGCTACTCCGGCCCCATCACCTGCGCCTTTTTTTGGAAAGTCAATATCCGTCGAAAAATCGACAACCCCAAAACCTTCGTTGGCATCCGTAAGAACACCGCCAGCCGTAAGCGTTTGAGCCGTTGCATTGACGGCGGCAAACAGTTTGGCGCATTCAAACAGGTCCGGCCATGTCATTGCCTCGACGGATTTGAAAGGATTGTGTTTCAGATAGAATAAAAATCCCCAAAATGTTTTATTAGATGACGCTGCCATGTTATACTCCTATCTTGACCAGTTTATCCGGTCATAATTCTTTCGATACTGTTCATTTGGCGGGGCCGCCATAATCTTAGTTCGATTACGCGGCCCGCCTTCTTTGTTCGTGTAACCAGCTTTACAGGTTCGCTGGTTTATTTCTTCTTGAAGTCCAGCCGGGGCCTTGTATCCATACGGCATTATTTCGCCGTCGCTCATACCTTTTGCTCGTTTTAGGATTTCCAAAACAGTAATCTCCTAAATGTCCATTTCGGCTTAACTTCTTGTTTGCAATTGGAACATCGCATAATATATTTTCCGTCTTTCATGTCAGGAAAAACCATGTATGAATTACACTTCCGACATTTCGGATTCACAGATACGATATTCCCTTGCATTTCTTTTTCCTTAAATGCTGATTTGAAGCATAATCAGAGGACCAGCGATATTTCCGCCACCAGTGACATCAGGATTCAGAATAAATCCTGCGGTCTGACTTGCGGCCAAACCAACAACCAGGCCACCGCTTCCGCCCGCACCAGAAAAGGATACCCTTCCCTGAACGCTTGTTGGGTCGTCAATACCGGTAGTCGTCGGGGACACATAGGCAGGCCCCCAAGTTTGACCCCAATACTTATACGTTGCGGCAGAGGTACGCGCCGGAACACAAACCACGGGTGCGTAACCAGCCGACGTTGAACCGCCGTACTTTGTCTCACGATACGGATTCTCAAAAACTTCTGCGGCATCCGAAGTGGTTGTGAGAACAGGAATCGCTCCGTCAAGATACAGGGTTGTTACTGTGGCCGTGTTATTGTTTCCAATGATACCGTACAGATATGTTGAGAGTGTTGCGCTGGCATCGTACAGCATGAAGTATCCACCGGCAAGGTCATTGGTTGTGCGTGAACCCAATGTAACAACCGTATGCCTTGAACCAGCGGCAACAACTCCACCAGCCGGAAGAACAGTCCATGCCAGAGCAGCGTCTTCATAAGCGTGTGCGCCCCAATAGCTGTAAACCGCAGCTACGGCGTTACAATACTTATAGACACGTCCATCCCATGTGATGAATCGAGTTCCATAAACAAATCGCTGTGTTGCATCGGTAGTGTAAATACCGAGATTGTCATCACCTGTCGAATCTTTCGGACTCGAAATCCATTTCAGGGGACCGTTTGGTAATGTAAAATTATTCGTACTCATGTGTTGTTCCTTTCGATTGTCCGATTATAATTCGAGACAAATCAAAAAATATGGGGCAGGACGAATCCCGCCCCGTTTTGTTATTCTAACTTCAAATCAATCAACGCGGCGGCGGCGGGGGCGGCGACCCAGATACAATCGCCCCAGATAATACCAGCAATGGCCGCGACTCCGACTGCGCCAGCAACAGCGCAGGAGGCGGGTTGCCCAACGAGACAACCAATCACGAGCGTTTCTCCCGTATCCACCACCATTGCACAGGGTCCACGTCGTTGCACCCAACCATAGTAACTGGCTGGAATGACACAGGTGGGAACCCCGGCAGTGAGGGCTGTTTGCGTTGTGGCCGTGACATTGACATCCCGGTAACGATTCTTAGCAACAGTGATTACCGTTGCCGCAGACCACGCCACACGGATAGGCTCGTACAACTCGATGCTCATAACGGTATCGCCGGTAATCCAAGTGTTGTTGGCGATTGCGTATGAGTAACTCATGCCAGTCGAGGAGCTAACCAGCAATTGACCGTCTTGAAGTTCGCCATTAGACAGGGCGTTTGCCGTGACAAGAAGGACCGTGACTCTCGTGTCACCAATTGCCACCACTCCGTAAGCCGTTTGTGTAACGGCGTCTGATTCAGTGTCAATCAGTTCTCCGGAAGTCATTAGTCCTGCGCCAAGAGCAGTTCCGCTATTCTTGACGTATCTGTAAACCCGGCCAAGCCCGTCCTGATAACGTTCACCAATACGGTGCTGCTGGTCAACGGTTGGCGTCCATAACCCTTCGGTCGGTGCGCCTATTCCCGCTGGTGCATTATTTACTGTCCAACTCATGGTCATTCTCCTTTAGACGGTGTCCAAAGTAATTCCAACGACCGCAGGACCTTCCACGCGTGTCGCACCAATGCTCAGAGTCGAGAAGACCTGAATTGAATCACACAGGTCGTTTCTGACTGATACGCTGACGGACGGTTCCTCGGCGACTGCCAGAACGATTGCATCCTGGGCAAACGCGGCGCATTTCGTTGCGCCGGTGTCGGTGTCGTCGGCGGGAAGCCGTGTCGACTTGAGGAATTTGAATCCCATGAACGTGTCAATCTGGCCCTGAGCCAAAGCCCGGACGGTGTTGTAATCAGCCGACTTGACTTCGGTGGTGTTCAGGAGTTGATTGATGTTGAAGGGATTACAAAGGAAATAACGCTGGCGGGACTCGTCGATTTCCGCATCGTCCATCAACTGCTTACAGGTAAGCAGTTTGGCAATGGTCAGTGGGGTTTCAATTGTGTCCGTCCAATCGCTGCCGGCGGTAACTAAAACTCCGCTGGACTCGACCAGACGACATTCGCCAACATCATAGAAATTGATGGTGGTTGCGCCAGTATGACCGCCATACGCAGGGCCGAAAATTGCGGCGATAATCACATCGTCGATTGCGCGGTTCAGGCTGAACACCTGATTTTGGGTGTACGCCGATTGCGGGTCGATAAGCATTTTCAGCTTATCGGGCTTGTCAATCAGGTCGGCAGGAACGATGTAATCAGCCATCGACAGCTTGCGCCGGGTGTGCTGTGCATCGGAAACGGGGGTTTCGCCGTGTCTGGTTCCACGCAGAACAGCGTCTTTGGGTCCAAGCCGCTCAACGTACATAGTGTCGCCGGTGACAGACTCGGCGCGGGTACACATTCTTAAAAGTGCTTGTTTCTGTTGAGACAGCATAAGGATATTGGCCTTAAACTGGTCAACAAAAGCGATAGGTATCTGCAAACTCATGTGAGTTCTCCTGAAAAAAGTTATTAACTTCCTGTTAAACAACGATTTTCGGCGATTTGCCCTCACACGAGGGTTCCACCTGCGTTTTACGTTTCGGTCAACGGGACAATGTATGTCCAATCAACGCGGGTTCCATTCTGGTTTGCCCGTGATTTTATGAAATTTTCATGCGTCCGGTCCATCACGGTTTGCCGAACTAACTTTCACACTATACAGTTTTGTTTTCTATGTCAAGGACTATTTTCTTTTTGAAGCCATAAGCCTTTGAACTTCATCGACCAGATACTTATGTCTGGCAGGACTTGTTCGCCCGTCCAGATAGTTCGGGTCACGCATCAGTTCACCGATAGTCTGGTCAACATTCATGGATGCCGGAGAAGTACCAAGAGACGTATCCACGCTCATTCCTGATGTAAACGACTTATTCATAATCGTTGCGATAAAATCAGCCACAACAGGGTCATTTCCGACGCGGGCCAGCAGTAAGTCTCGTTCTTCGCCTTCTTTTGTGTTTTCGGTAATAGCCCGATTTGCCAGATGCAGGCGGGCATCATAAGCATCACCCCACTTCTTTTTGAGTTCTTCCTCACATTTTGCCTTGTAAATAGGCTCAACTAACGGCAAAAGTTCCTCAAAATAGGTCACAGGGTCGGCTTTAATGTCCGCTTCGGCTTTGGCTAAACGCTGAGCGTCAAAAGCGATAATAGACGCTGCCTGCTGTGGATTTAAGCCAAGTTTATGGGCAACGGTCTGGTAATTACCAATCATTTCGGGGTCATCATAATGTCCTTCCATACCCTGCGGGATGGCCTTTTTGATTGCTTCGGCGTACCCTTCCGGCTTGTCAGGGCGGCCAAGAGCCTTGTAAAAGAAGTCTTTTTCTGTCTGGGTAGCATCCGGGGACGGTACAAAGATACCCTTACCCTGCTTACTGATGGCAATATCCTGATGGCCGATATGCCGGAGCAGGGAAGCTACGTCGTTGCCTACTGCATTATAAACCGGTCGCCCTCGAAAGTCCTGCGGTACAAGGTCGCTGTTCTGCCAGCCCGGCTTCAGTGTTCCGTCAGGGCTATAGAATGATTCCTGTGGCGGTTGTGCCGGTGTTTGCTGGGCGCCGGTTTGGGCCTGATTCTGCGTTTCTTGTGCAGAAACGGCACTTTGTTGAGCGCCGGTTTGCATTTCTGCTACTTCTGTCATATTTCAGTCCTTTCTGTTTGACATTCTGTTACTTCTGGTTTTCCGAGTTCTTTTTCAATCTGCATCATAATATGCCGATAAACCGAATTAGCTCCGAGCCGCATATAGGTTCTTCGGTCTGAATCTTCGGCATAGCAGGTCTGGTTGTGATTTGCATAGCAGATAGATTTAAGGTATCCCAAACCACGCTTTCCAGCTTCTCCGGCAAAGATGTTCTTAAAATCCATACTGATTGAATCAGGATTAGGCATTTTGTGCCTCCATCATCGCTGCCGCAGGGCTTCCTTCCTCTGGTTTTCCGCTTGCATCTTTATATGTTCCGCCAGCGGCCTGAGCCGCCTGCATCATCATCATCTGCTGTTTTTCCTGTGCGCGACGCTGTAAAATAGCTGCTTCTTCTTCCTCTGTATTAAAATCTGCTTCATTCACGCCGAATGTCGTTGCCATTCTCTTTCCGGCACGGCGGACATTGATAATCTGCTCTGTGAAGCCCGGAATAACCGGTTCCATCGCAAGGCTGAATTCCGAATATCGCTGTAAAGCATCGGACTGCTGTTCCTGTAAAGCCAGAGCCAGCCTGCCGAGAAAGTCAATTTTGAGTGTTTTCAGTTCAGGCGGCACAGGCGGGAATCTCCCATTTTCAAGCAGGATATGGAATGTATTGACGATGTTGGGTGTCAAGCCTTCGTCGTAAATACGGGTGCAGGGAAGAATCAGCCGAGTAAATCCAATTCGTTCCCGCAGAGATATTTCAAGCCGAGTCCTTCTGTCGCCGGTCAATCCTTCCATCGGATTAAAGACGCTGACAAAAAAGCATTTTGCAAGGATATTGCGGGTGTCCTGAATCAGTTCAAGAGTTCTTGATGTGTCCCCGCTCATTCTCTGGTCGATAGCCTTGATGGAATTCAACTCCATAACCGGATTAGCGGCCCCTGGATAAATCCGAGGTTCGCCTTCCAGATTATTTGCCAGATATTCATAGGCTGGCCGATTGTGCAGATTGACGGAAATGACATATTCCCGCTTCTGTGTTTGCAGGTCTTTATCGCAAGATAGGGCAACTCCACCCTGACCTTCACCCCAAATGGATTGACTTGACAGCATCCACCGGCAGATATGGTATGGGAACCGCTGGTATCCGGTTTCAGAAACTACCACTTTATCTTTTTCAGAGACAACTATTTCTTCCCACGGATAATTTAACACATCCGCTTTTGTGTTGTCCCTATTCTTTCGCTTCTGGCAACGCCAGATAAATACAAACTTCTCCTGTGCCTTTTTCGGCTCTTTTACAGCACTTAAAATAGACGGCCCGGCGTTTTCGCCAAACAGTTCATACGCCTGCAAAGCCGTATAAGTCCACCGAATCAGGCATTTATTGGGCCTGTCCTTGTAATCGACAGAAAACCGGTAATTGGCGACATCCCAATCCTTATAGTATAATTCAAGGTCATTTTTATCCCACCCACAAAACAGATTGCCTGTTCCAAAAGCAACCATGCTGGTCAGATATTCGTTGAATTCCCTGACAAACCCGGCCTGGAACATTTCGCTGTGCATGATTTCGGTGCAGGTATTCAGGAATGACCGGACTGATTCGTTTTTGGATAATCGGTTATCCGAAGATGACAGCCGAAAGAAAAACTGGCCGTTTGGGATAAAAATAGACGACAAACCAGCCGTCATTTCGTCCAGATAAACCCTTCCAATCGGGTCTATGACAGGAAGGGACTTATCTTCTCCGGGGGTTGTTGTTTTGGTAATGGCGTTTTCCCGCTGCATGAAGTGGTCAGCGATGGATTGATAAAGCGACATTGTGGTTGCGGCATCACCATCAAGCCGCCCCCATTCTGCAATAATTTCCTGTGCAGTTAAATCACCCAAGAGTTTGCCTCTTTCCGGAAGATTTTGGTGTCAGGTTGCCTGTGAGTATTGAACTCTGGTATCCTTGCTGCTTCCGTACTCTTTTGGCTGCTTCGTCGCCAGCTTCCGGTGCAGATTCAGGTATTGCCGCAGGAGGCGGAGGAGGTGGAGCTTTTACGGCCTTAGGCTTCGACATCTTAATTTTCCCTTCAACTATTCATTACTTTTCATTCACAATACGCATTTGTTATACGTCTTGTCAAGTAATTATCAGAAAATTTTATAATCTGATACACAGTCTTTGGGTGTGTGCTTGTTAAACTTGTTTGCAGAAATCTTCGCATTTCCGCATTTTCCAGCCAAAACCATATAATTCAGGCCATGCCGGTAGTGGTCGGCGGAACCTTTGTACCGGAATTCCGGCAATCCTGTCTTTTCGTTCTTTGTCTGGATTTTGAACGGGTCGCATATTTGCTTAATAAATTCTTCACAAAGGTCACTTCTGGGCAGAATAATCTGTTTTTGCATCACCATATTGTGAGTCATATCCATTGCTTCGGTACGGTTTGCCTTGATTATATTGTTGACTTCATCTATCCCATATCCGCCAACAGCGCGACTTGCCCTATAATCAACCAGGAAGGCTTTACAGCCAATTGTTTTAAGGTCTGTCTGAAAGGTCTTGGCCGCATGAATATCAGGGGCCACGTCGATTCCAGCCGTCCTGACGTTGAATCTCTTGGCAATGTCGTACAGCTCTTTGAAGTCCTGACAGGTTCCTGCCTTGAATATCTCGTATGTTTCACGTGAAACGCGGCTTCCAATACAATAATGGATTATTTTCATCACATCCACACCCATGATGCAGGGGCCGTTATGTCCGTAAAGCATGGGTTCCCGGCTACAGCAGGCACGGACATCGGAATCTTTAAGCTGGTCTTCTTTGCTGGTGTATGGCCTGCCAAGTTTGTTTCGCATGACATCGCCCAGATTGCCTTCGGGCGGATTCTGGAAATCCTGTAAAATGTCCCAAGCGTTACTTCGGACGCTGTTCAGGTGTGACCAATGACGGCCAATCCATTTCCTGTCGTCTGTGTATTTTGGCACATATCCGGATGATTTTCCTGATTTCTTGTCGAAATAGAACATTGGGGTAAGTTTGCCGCAATGGATACAGTGAATCATACCCCTGGTGCAGGCGGGTGTTATAATTTTCTCAGGCCGGATAAAGAATTCTTCGTCAGGACAGGTGTATTTCATGCAATGCGGGCAGAGTCTGTGCCAAAGTCTCTGTGTGGATTGAATGAATAATTTGTGGGAACCGCTGTTTTCAGACAGGGGATTTGAGATAATCCGTTCCTGTTTGATTTCGCTGTCCGCTGACCGGCCCCGGAGTTTTTCCAAAACGTCGGGGTCCATTTCGTCAAATTCATCGCATACAAACTTATCGCAGGGGCGTGATTTCAGGGTGGACGATGTTTTTTCACCGGAAGCACCCCTTTTTAGCATAGCAGTCAGGAAATAAATATAGGACCGGCCAATTTTTTTCAGGTCTGCCGAATCCGTGCCGCCTTTTCCGCCGGATTGAACATAGCGTCCAATTGCCGTGTTTTCTGCAATTAAGGGATTCCACTTTGTTTTGGATAGTGTTTGAACATCAGAATCGGTCGGCATACAGTAAATAACGCCTTTTGGATATTTACCGTAAATACAACCGTGAACATTAGTTAGTGTTTCAGCAAGCGTGAATCCGGCCTGTGTCCCCTTCATTGTTACTTCACATTGACTATCGGAAACCATAGGTTCCCAAAGGTATTCACGTCCTTTGGAAACAAAATTACCGTCAGGTAAGATGAGTTTATTGCTGAGTGCCCAGTTCCACGCAAAAGCCATGACCAGCTTTTCGTTTATTTCTTTGCCTTTTTGTACGTCTTCATCCGTAAACTGTGCAACGTCCATGCCGCACAGTTTACATCAGAATTCCAAATAGTCAACGCAAAAACATTCCGTGCCATAACACGCCTCGCCGTGCCTCGCCGTACCGGACCATGCCGCACCTAACCATACCTTTTCTGCCAGCCTTGCCCCAACCAGCCTCGCCCAACCCAATTATGCCCGACCTCGCCTGCCAAACCACGCCCGGCCTCGCCACGCCTGCCATGCCGTACCTTGACCCACCAAGCCCCACCGTACCGCACCATACCTGCCAAACCCCGCCCCGCATGACCGTGCCCCAACTTACCATTCCTGCCGTACCATACCGCATCGCACTGCACCGCGTCACTCACTGCCTTGCCCCACCTGCCGTGCCAATCCGAACCAAATCCTTCCGAGGCAATCCCTGCCGCACCTGCCATGCCAATCCAAAACCTGCCAAGCACTACCATACCACATCGTGCCACACATATCCTGCCATGCCTAAACATGCCCGGCATTACCAGAACTATCCGCGCCACTCAACGCCTGCATTACCGAGCCTCGCAGCGCCGCGCCGTGACAATCCTCACACTGCCCCACCTGCCGCACCCATTACTTCCTTTTTAACACTTTCTTCATCACTGAAAACACAGAGGCCAATTCTGTCAGTCTCTTGTACTTGTGGATAAATACATCCATATCTGCTTTGGCATCAGCCAGCATTTGCTGTCTCATTTCCGCGTCAGTCAGGACTTCGGATAGTACGCGATAGCCGCCTGTCTTTCTGTCTGGCTTCAATGAAACGAATACTTGCACCGGCTCTCTGCTGGACTGAATATATTCCACGGTCACAGCCAGAAGTTGCCGAGCCTGCCATATCCGATACTTTTCAGCCGCTTCGCTGTTGTTCCACTCAAAGTATTTGTGCAACGGTGATGTTTTCTGTCTTGCGCACTGAACCACAATTTCAGGCTTCAATAAATTGCCGTGCTTTTCTGCAATACGCTTTAATTCCTGGACTATTCTTTTATTCTTCATATTTTTCTTGTACCTTTTATATACTTTTTTATAGTTTTTGGGATAACGACGCTTGAAATGTTCAATCCTGTATATTCCATACATTTATTTTGTCCTTTTGATTTCAAACGTACCCCAACCCATACCACAGCTATTCTTGCTGTCGGGACGGCCTTCACACAGACCGACCTGGACACCCACCCTGGACAATAGATTTGTTACATCGCCCAATGTGAACTGGTCTGCGTCCCACCGGATTTTTACTTTGGCTGACCAATCGTGATATGCCGCACGAACTGTAACATAAGGTTGTCCGGTTTCAACTCTTGCCATGTCTTCTTGCTTGACCGCTTTGCCGTAAATTCGGACCAGTGGAATTTGTGGTTCTTCCTTGTCTCGGCCATCGGATTCTACAAAAATAGACATTTTAGCCAGAGTCATTTTGAACCCAACAAGACGGCAGGCCGAAATCATTGCATTTCTGATTGCCCCGGCGTGAAATCCGTCCCACCCATCCTTTGAAATGTACCGAGATTCAAAAAATGTGTCGTCTGTGTTTTTTGCTTCCCTGTTTTTCTTGCTGGAAGCGGCCTTTCCGGTTTCCATTTTTTCTTTCATCTGCCCCTTTACTTTTGCTGAAAACCGATGGATTACCAACGGGGCTGTTCCGACGATTTCAAATACCGCATTACCAAAATTTGGAGCTTTGATTGATACACTTTGTTGCTTCATGTTTTCCCTTTCTGTTGATTATTTATTTTTATTTTCTGCCTTATTGTTTATCTTCCAATGCTTTGATTGCATCTATCCATCCTTCGTACTTCATTCGCAATTTTTTTCTTTTTTTCAAACACAAGCTTTTTTTCTCTTTGTCGCCAAATTCTGGAAGATTATTTTCGTGTTTTTCTGCTCGGTCACGCAAGTCTTGAATATGCAGTTTTAATTCATCCAGCGATGATATATCAGTCTCTTTTCCACAATGCGGACACTTCATTTTAATCCTTTCTGTTGATTATTTATTTTTATTTTCTGCCTTCCCGAACCCACTTTTCGTAACAATTCAGCGTACACCACGGCTTGCCCTCTTTGTAAAGCATCTGAAACCGAACCTTTCCGTCAGGGCCTACATTGCCACCGCAACGGAAACAAAACCTGTCCCTGCTGACAATAGAACCTTGCTGTTTATTCAGTCCGTGATGCTTCCAGGTGCGGACAGCGGCCTTCCAGCTTGACATTTGCTTCTTGGCCCCACTTGGAATCCACCCCCTCGTCTCGTAGTAGTCACAGAAAGCCTCTCCGTCGAGCTTAAAACCAATGGACAGGGCGTATTCAGTTACTTCTTCAGGAGTTGGAGGGGTCATAGGTGTCGGTCCA